CGAACGCGTCTCGACGAGGAAGACAGAACACAGATCAACGCTAACTCGTACTTTAAGGTTTCAATAGACGAGATCGTAGATACTCCGGTTGTAGGAGATAGATACGCAATTCTTCAAGGCGGCGTAGTTGATAAAATTATCACCTGGAAGGAGACAACATCTCTTGTGCGAGTAACTCGAGCAACAGGCGTTATTGTCAAGCTTACAGAGTCCGGTGGAGTTAAGCACATCGACGAGGACGGAGTTATTCGTCTTGAGGCAATCAACCAAGGAGATATCGTCTCTGTTCAAACGTCTTCTACTACTGTAGAAACTCCAGACGTTAACACAACGGGCGAGGTTGTTGCTAATCCAAATCCTGAACCTACAGGTACTCCAGTAGCAGATGCTAATGCTTCTACTGTAACTGGTGTTAAGGTTGAGAGTGACAACTCTGTAACCGTTACCGTTACCGCTCCTGTTGTAACAGATACAACCAAGACTGTCTCCGTCCAGGTAATCACGGACGGACGCTCGCACTCGAGCGTCGGTGTATCTAATAACGGCGACACGGTAGTGATTAAGGCAGTCCCACAGGACGCCAACATCACAGTTCAAACCACTGTCCGTGACGTTGTAACAGGGACTGAGACGGTTACCTCTAATACAGTTGTTGCCACACCGGCAGCTCCTATAGTAGCTCCCGAGCCTGCACGAAATGAAGTTGTTGATAAGGCAACGATAGCTGCTCCTACAGTTGTTGCACAGGCAGAAGGGACAAACGGTCACCGCTCTGCAAGTATCTCTGTTGCGGACGTTCCAAACTTTGATCCTAATAAGACATGGGCAACTCTTATGATTGTAGATAAGAACGGCTCCACGACTGCAATTGGTCTAGACGGTGTTGGAAAGATAGTTCATATCGACTGGCTATCACCTACAGAAGAGTATCAAATTAAGGTTGTTCTCCGTGATCTAGGTACAGGCCAAGAAACAGTAATCTCTGGTAGTCGCCTACCGTAAAGAGGTAAAAATAAAGACCGCGTCCAACCAGGCGCGGTCTTTTATTTTGTTTAAGTTTATTCTGGAACTACCGGAGTATGCTCGTCCCATGAAAGAGTATCTTCGTTCCATGTGTAGTACTTGCCTTCTGTAACAGGCATGTCTACTGGAGCCTTCCAGGTGCAAGTTGTTTCATCTAATATCCATGACTCAAAAGGCTTAGGCGCAATAAACGCGTCTCGTGCTTCATCGTAAGTCATTCCAATTCCTGCATAGTTCTTGCGGAAAGGTGTTCCACCGTTAGTGTGAACGCCCGCTACAGTGTTGTAGCTAGTCTTCTTCCAGGTTCCACCGAGGTTGTCAATTAACCACTGATAGCCCTCGTCATTTGCTGGGTCGTTGTTGTCTCCGACAAGTACGCGAAGGACAACGTTGTTATCGTCAAGTTCAGCCCAATGAGCCATTTTGTCTCCTTATTGAAACGGTTGTTAGTCTTATTTTATATTTTTTTAGAAGGTTATGCTTCCGTTAGCTGTCCACTTGTAAATTTTATTTCCACCAACATTTGTAAATGTAGGTGAACCAGTTGTTGAAGTAGCATCAGCATTTGTATTTGGGTAAGAAATAATTACAATACCTGAACCGCCATTACCTCCCCTGGCTCCATTTGTCCTGGTACCACCACCGCCACCGCCTGTGTTTGCTGTTGCGTCATTTCCGTCACCTGCCGCACCGCCGCCTAGACCACCTTGCCCAAGAGTGCCGTGACCATTTTTAGATTGAGTACCACCGCCACCGCCAGCATAATAAGTTGCTGTGCCAGTGATAGAAGATTGCAAACCAATTCCACCATTTCCACCATCTCCGCCATTATAATTACCACTAGGAGAATTGCCACCTACAGCACCAGCACCGCCACCGCCACCTTGACCCCAATCCCAGTCATTAGCCGTGGTGTTACCTCCTGCGTTACCTTGACCCGAAGTGCCAGCCGCACCTGTGGCTGGGGAAACACCGTATGTTGCTCCACCACCTGAACCGCCAGTTGCAGGGGCGGCTGGTACTTGGCTTGAACCACCACGTCCTCCGCCAGTAGATGTAATAGAAGAAAATACAGAATTATTACCATTATTAGCATTTGAGGTAAGTCCAGCACCACCAGCGCCGACTGTTACTGTGTATCCAACTCCACCGCTAACAGCAAGTGTTGAAGTTCTGTATCCACCCGCTCCGCCGCCGCCGCCCCAATATGAACCACCTGCGCCACCACCTGCAACAACAAGGTAAGTAACGCTAGATGCGACAGGAACAGCGGGAGTTACAGAGCCAGAAGCACTAGACGCTGCAGAGTTTCCATTAGCGTTTGTAGCTGTAACTGTAAATGTATAGGCAGTTCCATTGGTTAGACCTGAAACAGTAATAGGACTAGACGCGCCTGTTCCAGTTGCGCCGCCTGGGCTAGCTGTTACTGTATAAGAGGTAATTGGTAACTTACTAAACGAAGGCGCACTAAATGTAACCGACGCACTTGCGTTACCTGCAGTAGCTGTTCCAATAGTTGGTGCTGTCGCAGGTCCTTTAGTAGATCCAGAAGATGAGCTTAGAATAGGCATAGTCTTATTCTATCCTACTTGTCTATAGTTGATAGTGTACTACTCCGCCGTCTTACGAATCCAGACCTGATAGTTCGTAACGATAAGGTTGTAGCGCCCTCTAAAAAGCCTTAGGACGCAGTCGATACCGTCCTTAGGATGCAAGGGTGTTCCTTGATACATATGCCAGTCGTAGTCATCAAATATCATGATGCCGCCGATATCTAGGATCCTCCATGCGTTAAGCGAGTCAATCGCCGTTTGCAATGCGGTGTGATCTCCGTCTATATAGATGACGTTGAATGTTTCACCCTCAGGGCGCGTCGCAAAGTATCTATCGCTCGTACCCTTGCGCTTCTCAACTTTCTCAACTGCGGTGAATCTTTCATCGTAGACTCTCTCAACCTGGTTAAAGTCAAACGTTCCTTCGTGCTCGATTGAGCCCTCCCAGGTATCAACGTCTACTATCCTGTTGATGTTTTTATTGTCTAAAAGCCACTGCGTTGTGTCACCCTTGTACGCGCCGATCTGCAATACGTTTAGCGGGACAGGCACTAAGTTTTCATTAGGAAACGTCAGGTAGTTTTCAAAGTTTGGTTTAACGTGGTTGAACCACGTAGGAAGTTCCTGTTCCATTATTTAGTCCGCCCTGTTGTAGTCATCTTCGTACCTCGTTATATCGTCTTCTCCAAGATACTCGCCTGTTTGAATCTCGATAAAGACTAGGTCGCCTTCGCCTTCGGCCCTTACGCGGTGAACTTCTCCAACTCCGATTGAGACGTAGTCTCCCGGGCCAAGATGAAGTATCTGGTCAAATAACTCAACCTCCGCGTAACCCTGTGTGATATACCAGTGCTCCGCGCGGTGTTTGTGAGATTGCTTGCTTAGGCGACTTCCGTTTTCAACATGTATTCGTTTAACCTGCACCTTTTGCTCAGTGTGCAAGATTACGTAGAAGCCCCAAGGGCGAACAAAGATCTCCGGTGTCATGAATGAACTGTATCATAAATGACTAGGAAATAGCCTCAATCCAACTAGTTGTTGCCTCGTCCCACGCATATAGCTTATCATCCGCTGGGTATGGCACTGGTGCTTCCCATTGACAGGTATCTTCATTTAATATCCAAGATGGATATAACTGAGGTGGAATAAAAGCATCGCGGATTGGGTCATAAGTATGACCAATACCTGCAAAGTTTTTACGCAATGGTGTACCACCATTTTGGTGAACGCCATCGCGAGTGTTATAACTGGTTTTTATCCAAGTGCCGCCAAGATTATCAATCAACCATTGATAACCCTCATCATTATTTGAGTCATTGTTATCTCCAACAGTTACTCGTATTACGATATTATTTTCATCTATCTCTGCCCAATGTGCCATCATTATCCTCCTACCTGTGACCTTGTGTAACGGACTATGCAAATACCTTGATAACCACTAGTTGCACTAGGTGAACTACCACCGCCGCCTTGTGACCCGCCACCGCCACCGCCATAATAAGTGCCATCTTGTCCCTTTACTGTACTACTAGATGCTACGCCATTACCTCCGCCACCAGCGCCGCCATTATCAGCACCGCGGTATCCGCCACCGCCACCGCCAGCATAAGTGTTTCCAAAATATGTTATACCCGCTCCGCCGTAACCACCACCAGGACCGTATTCGATACCTTCGGTACCTGCGGCACTTGCACCGCCACCACCGCCACCAGTTTGACCATTAGCAAAATAACCACCACGACCACCAGCGTTTCCTTGCCCCGCTGTACCAGCGCCACCCATAGAACGATTTTGTCCCATTCCGCCACCGCCTGAACCACCATCAAAACCAACGGCATAATTAGGCGCTACTGAATTACCTCGTGAACCACCACCACCAATGGCTGTTGTTATTCCTGTGCAGGTAGAATTACCGCCACTAACTCCAGCGCCACCTGCGCCAATAACAATAGATGCGTCAGAAGAAAAAGATTGAGAACCTACATAAACAACTCCGCCACCACCGCCACCGCCAGCACCGAGACCAATTGTCATATAAGCCGCACCACCACCGCCAGCCACAAGAAGAACACTTGTTGTGACTGGTCCATTGGCAATTCCCAAAGTACCATTACCAGTAAATGTTCTGTAGTAATAAGTAGCGTCTGATGTAAGTGTTCCGCCTGTAACGCTTGGTAGCGGAACAGCAGGAGTTGCAGAGTTGGAAGCAGAGCTAGCTACTGACTGCCCGTTAGCGTGCGACGCGCGAACTGTGAATGTATATGCGGTTCCATTAGTCAATCCGCTTACAGTGATTGGACTAGATGAACCTGTTCCGGTTGCTCCGCCTGGGCTAGCTGTTACTGTATAAGAGGTAATAGGCAACTTTGAAAAAGAAGGAGCGGTAAATGTAACCGACGCATTGCCATTACCCTCGGTAGCTGTTCCAATAGTAGGCGCTGTTGCAGGACCTTTAGTTGAGCCAGAAGATGAGCTTAGTACTGGCATAGCGTTCCTTGTCTTTGAGATTAATGAAGCTTAATATTGAGCGAAGATAAGCGCCCTTAATGTGATTATTGTATACCTGGCGTAGATATATGATAAATAAAAAAAGAATCGAGTCTAGCACTGGCAGCGCTTTGTATACTACCCTAAAGGTAGCCCGCTTATCAACTACCCACTCGATGTCTACCCAGCCAGTGCTAGACACTCAACTCTGAAGTTGGAGTGGATGACAGTTGTACGTCATGTCCAGGACGATTCGCAGTAGCGGGATTAGCTAGACTTCACTTTCGTCGTGACAAGCTACTAGTAGCGGCTCCAGGCCAGTGGCGATAGTTAAATTATAACAGGAAGGCTAGGTGTCCTTTAACGTATTTACCCAGCCGATGATGTCCTCCATGGATAGGTCCATAAGACCCTCTTCCCCTAGAAGCTCCTCCATGCGTATCATTATCTCGTTGAGTTCGTCTCTGTCTATTCCGCATAGGTTAACTATGTGCGCCTCCATAAGAAGCATCAATTCACGCATGAATTCAACAGGTACTAAGGCTAGACCCTCTTCATCAAGGTACTGCTGTAGAACATCATCGTCAGCATACTCTGGGTCCTCAGGATAATCCATTGTCTAATAGTATCTCAAATCACCTGCGGTGATAGCTTTTAGGTAGTTGAATCTTAAATTATTTTAGTTCCCGCATAGGCACCAAGAAGTCCTACTAAGAAGTAGCTGGAGTATGATAGATTGTACCTAACTAGTTTTTAGGGTAGGGGTAATATGTCTGCTGGAATTCATAACATCAAGGTTGAGCAAGGTGCGACATTTTCCCAAACCTTCACGTGGAAGATCAGCTCTAACGCTGTCAACCTAACAGGATACACCGCTCGACTCAAGGTACGCGATACTACTCGACGTCCATCTGCGGTGAATGAAATCATCTCTCTTACCTCACCTTCAGGAGGTATCGTCCTCGGCGGAGCAGCCGGAACAATCGCGGTGACGATTTCAGCCTCGGCCACGGCCGCGGTCGTAGCAGGCAAGTACGTCTATGATCTCGAGCTTGTTGCATCTGACACCACCGTAACTCGTCTTCTAAAGGGCACCTTCACCGTTCTATCCGAGGTGACCTATTGACCGATCCAACGAGCATTGTCTCGGTCGGTGATCCCACTACCTCTGTAACTGTTACACCACAGCCAGATACACTAGTAGAAACTACCGAGACTAGTACCTCGGTAACGGTTGTCACCGAGAGTGATGTTACGGTTGAGACCTCGCTCTCTCCTGTGACGGTAACCGTATTAACACAACCAGACATCGTCGTTGAAACAACTGTTCTCTCTACAGAGGTTGTTATATCTAATCTTCAAGGTCCACAGGGACCTGTCGGCCCTACCGGTGCAGATTCAACCGTACCTGGACCGACCGGCGCTCAGGGACCGGCGGGAGCGCCTACAGGAGCTACCGGAGCAACAGGCGCAACGGGAAACACAGGAACGCAAGGCAACACAGGTTTAACTGGTCTAACAGGATTAACGGGAGCAAAAGGAGATACAGGTGCGCAAGGCAATACGGGCAACACTGGCGGTATCGGCGCTACTGGCGCTACTGGTACTAACGGGTCAACGGGTGCTCAAGGGAATAGCGGAGCTACTGGAGGAACAGGATCCACTGGATCCGTTGGATTAACTGGTAATACAGGTTTAACAGGTTTAACTGGTAACACAGGTGCACAAGGTGCAACTGGTGCGGTCGGTAACACAGGCGTCACAGGCGCTCAGGGACTAACAGGAGCTACTGGCTTAACGGGTGCAGTTGGAAACACAGGTGTAACAGGATCTACCGGTCTAACCGGCGCAACTGGCTTAACTGGTGTAACTGGTGCACAAGGTGAAACTGGAGCTGTTGGAAATACCGGTGTAACAGGCGCAGTCGGAAATACTGGTGCTACCGGCCTAACCGGTATGACAGGTATTGCAGGAACTACGGGTGCTGTTGGACTAACTGGCTCTACAGGTTTAACTGGTGTAACTGGCGCGCAAGGGTTAACAGGCTCGACTGGTCTAACTGGTATGACAGGTAACACAGGCGCGCAAGGAAACACCGGCGCTGTCGGGCAAACAGGTGCAACAGGTCTAACTGGTTCAACAGGTATGACAGGCAGCACAGGAGCTACCGGTGTAACTGGTGCGCAAGGTAACACAGGTGCGCAAGGTACCTCGATAAATGTTCGCGGCAGCGTTTCTTTAGTTGCAGATCTCCCTCCTACCGGTAATGCAGTTAATGATGCATATATTGTAGATGCAGACGGTGACCTATATGTTTGGAATGGTAGTGCATGGAGTAGTGTCGGACAGATCGTCGGGCCACAAGGTTCACAAGGAGTTACCGGCAACACGGGAGCTGTTGGAAATACGGGTCTTACTGGAGCAACGGGTCTAACTGGTAACACTGGAGCCATCGGGCAAACTGGATCTACAGGTGCGGTTGGCTTAACAGGCAGCACTGGTTTAACAGGAAGCACTGGTTTAACAGGTGCAACAGGATTGACAGGAATGACCGGTAGTACAGGTTTAACTGGTCTAACAGGCGCAACAGGAAGCACGGGAGCAGATGGACAGACTGGATCTACAGGTTATACGGGAAGCACAGGAGCAACGGGAGCAGTTGGACAAACTGGAGCTACCGGAGATGTGGGAGCAACTGGACAAACTGGTCCCACCGGATCAACAGGTTTAGTTGGCAATACAGGCGCCACAGGAAATACTGGCTCAACAGGAGTTGCAGGTAACACTGGAGTAACGGGTGCAACAGGTGCAACGGGAGACGAAGGACAGTTCTCTATAGTTGATGCCGTGCCACCAACAGGTGTAAGTGGAGCTGCGTGGTTTAATGCAAATGATGGCGCGGTGTACGTTTACTACGACGGTGTTTGGGTAGAAGCTGTTGGCGGTAACATGGGACCGGTAGGAAATACTGGGTTAACAGGCGCTACCGGCGCAACAGGCGCGGGGGTAACTGGGGCAACAGGAGCGACTGGTCCTACTGGCGCTACAGGCTCAGCTGCTACTACAGGTTCATGGACTATTACCACAGGCACTAACACCTACAATTTTACAGTTCCAAGTGGTGGGACATACTCCATGTGGGTCAGGGGGAATGTGCCTAACGGTATTATAGTTTGGAATGCTACAGTCACTGTGACAAATACTAATGTAGCGGCAATAGGCTATCAGTACGCTTGGAACTATACGGGCGGTGGAAGTCCTATTTCAATAACTGCCATACCTAATCAGATTAAAGGAGTGGCAGGTACAATTAGTACAGATGCTACGTATGCGGGAACTAGTAGTAATAGATTTGATTTTACAATTGCCAACACCAGTGGCGCATCGCAGACCGTTTACTACGGATACACTACTATATAATAGCAAACGCTTTATAGCGCGTGAAGACGCCTCAAAAGCATTAACCGTTAAAATTAAGGGTTGACGCAGTTCAAACTCTTATATTTTTCTGTAAAAATTGTACATTAGAACGGACAAAGTATTACTTTTTTAATAAAGTACATACGCAGTTAAATGTCATTTAAGCAGCATAAGTGTTAGAATTCTTGTATGGCAGTTATATACGGGTTAGTGCTAAAATCAGACCTAACACAGGTAAGATACGTCGGAAGAACTAAAGGCGAGCCAGAAAAACGCTTTTTAACACATAAGAAAGACGCTGAAAAAGGATCTGATCTCCCAGTACACCGCTGGATGAGAAAGCATGAAGATGCAACTTATATTATATTAGAAGATAGTCTTTCTGTAGAGGACTATGTAGATAGAGAGACATACTATATAGGTAAGCTGAAAAAAGACGGCCATAGTCTCCTTAATTGCACAGAGACGGGGGAAGACGGCGCAGTGACTCTTACTGCAGAAACGCGAACCAAAATTAGTAAATCTCTTACTGGTAATTCTAAAGCATCAGCAGGTGCCAAGCGTTCATGGGAGAGCAGAAAAGCAAAGACAGTGAAGAGTGTAGAAGATGTTGCTTCTTCTAGAAAGACAAAGAGTCAAGAAGATCAGCTAGCTCTTCTTTACGCTAGAGTGTCTACGTCTATGCAGGTGCAAGATGGTGTTTCTCTAGATGTACAAGAACGCGCATTAAGGCAGGCAGCCGAGCTTGCAGGTTACACTTTAACAGAACTTGTCAGAGAAGAAGGTAGATCGGGTAAGTCTATATCTGGAAGACCAGCGCTAAAGAAGACGCTTAATCGTTTAGCTTCTGGAGAAGCAGACGCTTTGTTTGTTACCCGCCTAGATCGCCTATCTCGCTCAACGCAGGACTTTTTATCTATTATTGACCACTCGCAGAAATACGGCTGGCGATTAGTTCTTCTTGATCTTAATTTAGATACTTCTTCATATCAATCTCGGTTTGTTGTTACTATTATGTCTGCCCTTGCTGAGATGGAAAGATCTATCATCTCTGAACGCCAGAAGGACGTTCACTCTGACAGACGCTCTCAAGGAAAAGTTTGGGGAGTAGATCTTGGCCCTAAGAAAAGAATCCCGGAAGTAGTATTAAATCGTATATACACTGAAAGAGAAGCCGGCGAGTCGATGAACGGTATAGCTAGGAGGCTCAACGCAGAGAGTATACCAGCCGCCTACGGTGGGAAATGGTCTGCTTCTAGTATTAAATATGTATTAGATCAACAATCAGACGAAGCAAAGTAAGATAAGATACACATATGCCAATTTTAGGAGCGAGCGCATCTGGCGCAAAATCAAGTCCTGTTGCGCCGACTATCGGTACAGCAACCGATGCTGGCTCAGGTCGCGCATACAATAACGGCGCAGCTACTGTAACATTTACCGCGCCTAACTCTAAGTTACCTATTAGCTCCTATACGGTAACTAGTTCACCTGGCAGTTACACTGGTACAGGCGCGTCATCACCTATCACCGTTGCAGGGTTACAATCCGCAACCGCCTACACTTTTACCGTTACTGCAACAAGCTCTGCTGGAACCTCTAGCGCGTCAAGCGCGTCTAACAGCATCACTGCAACTACTGTTCCTCAGGCACCTACTATCGGGTCTGCTACAGCAGGTAACGCATCAGCAACAGTTACCTATACGGCAGGTGCAAACGGCGGTGCGGCGGTTAGTGTATTCACAGCAACTTCATCTGGTGGGCAAACTGGAACAGGCGCAAGCCCAATTACAGTCTCAGGCTCTAATGGAGTCGCATATACATTTACAGTTACTGCCACAAACGCTAACGGAACGTCAACGGCAAGTAGCGCATCTAACTCAGTGACACCTGTTGTTCCTGCCGTATCTAGCGTTGAGTACCTTGTCGTTGCAGGCGGAGGCGGTGGTGCTGGGTTTAGTGGCGGCGGCGGCGGTGCGGGTGGTTATCAGGCTTCAACTCTTGGTGTATCAACAGGAGTTGCGTACACGGTAACTGTTGGGGCAGGCAGCACTACTAATGGTTCTAACTCTGTATTTTCTTCTATAACATCGACTGGCGGTGGGCAAGGACGCCTT